CCGCCTCCGCCGCCTCCGCCGCCTCCGCCGGTCGGGCCGGTTCCGGTGATCGCCTGGATCGCCTGGAGTATAAGTAACCGAATGATGATTCGAGTTATGTCATCCAGCAGGGCGTTCGCGAATTCCTTGAAATTGAACTCGCCAGTCCTGACGAATTGCACCAGGGCGTCCTCGGCAGAATGAAAGGCATTCACCAGGGCGTTCTCCACGAGCCCGCCCACGTCTTCGATCTCCTCCTTCACTCGCTCCAGGCCTCGGCTGAAGCCAGCCCCGATCGAGTTGCTCGCCTGGTCCGCCGCGATCTTCGCCTCGCGCAGCTTCTGATTGTACTGTTCTTGATTAATCACGTTATCGAGGAGCAGCTGATTCAGCGCCTCGATCGTGACGTTCAGCTGCTCCTGGGGTCCGAGGAGCTCGTTCACGAGTCGGTTCTTCTCCTTCAGCAGTGCGTTCTCTTCCTTCGCTGCCTCGACGAGCTGGCGCTCTGCCTCGGTGAAGACCATGCCGGCCTCCGACTCGGCCTTCAGTGCTTCACCAGCAGCGCCTCTCGTGGTCACCAGCTGCTCCAGGAGCTCATTCTCCAGGCTGAGCTGGACCAGGAGCTTCTCGAAGTCCGTGGTCGTCTGATCGAGATTCTCCAGGCCTCCAGGGGCAGCAGGGCCTCCGGTGCCTCCTGGGCCTCCGGCAGGTCCACCTTCTCCCGCGCCCTTTCCTGCTTCGGCCGCGGCCCGCTCAGCCGCTCGACGTTCCGCGCCCTCGAAGAGCCGGTTCACCAGGTCCTCCGCGCCGGTAGTCTCGGCAAAGCCTTCCGTGAAAGCCGTGCCCACGATCTCGCCCAGGTTCGCCGCGCCTTCAGTGAGCTCGACCTCCGGGAAGAGGCTCGCGTCCTTCAGTTTGTCCAGGTTGTTCTTGAAGCGTCCCGGAATCGTCTTAAATTCGCCAGCCATAAGGTTTACTGCTGTTTTTGCAGAGTCGGCCATAGCCTGGGCTGCTTCCAGGTTCCCGGCAGAGAGAGCTCCGAGAGCTCCGGCAGCTGCCGCGATCGCGTTCTTGATATTGTTTCCGATCCCTCTGAGCACGTCGCCGAGGGTCTGAAAAGCTGCCGCCACGAGGTCGACCGTAGTCTCCGCGAGCTCGCGGATCGAGAATAGCGAAAGGTTCACCAGGTCGTCGAATCTCGTCGGCAGGGTGTCCCAGATCGCCATAACTGCTTCAAAGGCCCCACGGAAAAGTCCGACGATCGAATCCGATCCCTTCGCGAGAAGGGTCAGGAGTCCCTGAAAGCTGATCTCGATCCCGCCGAAGGCGTCGCCGGCAGCCAGGCCCAGGGCTTCGAGAGTCGGAATAAAGACGTCCTTCAGGCCGGCGATCACTTCCTGGATTATCAGCTAGGCCTCGGCGAAGACGTCGCCCAGGGAGGCGATCCCGTCGGTCGAGGCGCTGATCTGGTCCTTGAAGGAGATCAGCAGAGCAATCCCAAAGGAAAGAGCAGTGAGCAGCAGTCCGATCGGATTCGCAGCGATCGCCGCCGTGAGGGCCCTGACCGCGCCCAGGGCTCCCTTCGCCCCGAGAAGGATGATCACGGCCTTCAGGACGCCCGCCACGATGTCCGCGTTATCGGCCAGGGTCCGGAGGACCTTCGTCAGTCCGCGGACGATCCCGGTCAAAGCAGAGCTTTCCTCGCCGGCGTCGCCGATCTTGAGGACCAGGCCTTCGTAGGCCGACCGGAGCGAGAGCAGAGCTCCCTTCAGGTTCTGATCCATGACTTCGGCCACGCGCTTCGCGGTGCCCTCGGCGTCCTGGAGCTTGAGATCCATGGCTTCGATCTTCGGGATCGAGTTGCTGAGAATCTCGAAGGCAGGTCCGCCTCGGTCGCCGAAGATTTCAATCCCTTCACCGGTTTCGACGCCGGCTTTTCTCAGGGCCTTGAGTGCCGCGATAAGTCCAACCGACGAGACGCGAACGTCGTCGACGGTCTGACCGGATCGCCTGAGTGCTTCTCTCAGCTTTGCATTAGGGCTTTCAAGTCTCGACAAGATTTTCCGTAAGCCGGTGCCCGCCATTGTAGACTGGAGACCTGCATCGGAAAGAGCCGCCATAGCAGCCGTGGTAGTTTCGAGGGAGACGCCGAGACCGGTCGCGATCGAAGCGACGAACTTCATGCCCTGGCCGAGCTGAGTGACGTCCGTGTTCGCACTGTTCGCAGTCAAAGCAAAAACGTCGACGATTCGCTCCGCGTCTTTTGCTTCGAGACGGAAACCTCGCATAACCTCGGCCGTGATCTTCGAAGCGGTGCCGAGGTCAAGTGCTCCCGCCTGAGCCAGGCGGAGGGTCGACTCAATGGTGCCCAGGACCTCCTCGACCTGGAGACCCGAGCGAGCCAGGAAGACCATGCCCTCCGCAGCCTGGGCCGCGCTGAACCTGGTCGAGATACCCAGCTGCTGGGCAGTTTCGGAGAGCTCTTTGAATTGTTCGGTAGTAGCTTGAGCGACGGCCTGCACCGTGCTCATGGCTTGACCGTAGTCAGCGAGGAGTCGAATGCCGCCGGTTAAGGCAGCAGCTCCGCCCACGAGGGCGAACATCCGAGCCATAGTGGCTCGGAGATTGTCCGCTTTAGTTGCTGTTCTGTCGAGAGCTCGATCGACCTTTTTCGTGTTCGCTTCCGCGTTCTTGGGGTCGACGACGACTCTGATCCGAAAATCTACCATTTACCTCTTGCGCTTTCTGTTCTTCGTTTTCGCCTTCTTCTCTCGTTCGTTAGTGAGCCAAGTAAGATAAGCAGCATCCATCGTTCGGATCATTTGCTTGAAGATATTGAGGGTTATCGGGTCATAGCCGCGTCGCTCTCCATATTCTTCGATCTTGCTCACCGGAATCTGACCTACCGAAAAACCGATTGCTCTCTCGGTTGATAACTCCCAGAAGGCCCCCATGTAGACCTCCAGGCCGGGAGGGCAGGCCGGCTCCTCTTCGTACCATGAGGGAGGCGGCTGGCCGCGCTCGATTAGTACCTCCACGGCGAAGCCGTCTCTCTCATAGCGCAATTCAAAGAGGAGCTGCTGGGTTAGTTTTTTCCCAGCTCCTCGCGGTCGTTGGCGTCGAGAACGTCGTCGTCTTCGCGGAAATTGTCGATGTCGCCGCAGAAGTCGCGGAGATCATTGAACATATCCACCGGGATCGCGCGAAGAAAGGCCTCGCAGTTTTCCCTGGAAAAGCCCACGGGATTCCCCTGGGCGTCGTTCGGAGCGACGGTCCAGTCTTCGACGATGTACCGAGGAAAAAGACCGTAGTCCGTCTCGCGGTTTTCTTTCAGGACGGCCGTGCTCATCTTTCCACGCCGAATCGTCCGGAGCATTTTCTTACCGCGCTTCAGGACGGCGTTCATGTAGGCGTTGTTCACCTCATGGGCCGGCCTGACTCGGAGAGTCGGCTCGCCTTCGATGTCGTGGAAGATGTAAAGGGCAGTAGCCGAAGACTTGACCTTCAGCTTTTCCAGGTTGGAAAAATTCGGTTTCTCGCTCATTGTTTTGTCCTCGTTTCAAAGTCCTCAGAAAAGGGAAGCCGCCACGGTGACGGCTCCCCGTGTTCGCTTACTGTTACGGTACGGCCGGGATCAGACTCACGCCGAGCGTATAATCCAGGGTTGCGTCCCTGAAGGCCTCGCCCGTGGTATTGATCCTGACGCTCTCGTTCCTGGGCAGCTCCAGATCGCCGCCGCCGAGAGTCATGCTCGGAATGTCGAAGGCGATCGCGCCGTCGTCATTCTTGAGAATGAAGTCGAACATGACCGTCTCGTTATCCTTGATCGCGGAGATCACGTCCTCGTTCGTGAGCAGGAGCTGGCTTTCCACGTCGACCAGATAGGTCCCGGTGTTCAGCTCAGTCGCGCCCAGGGTGCCGAGGCACTTCTCGGGAGTGACCTGGTTGTTCAGGGTGAGAGTCACGTTCTTAAAGCACGTGGTGAGACCGGTCTCGTCGACCTGCTGCACGCGCAGCCTGCCGATGTCGTTCGACGTATTGAACGCCGTGGTCTGGACGGTCTTGACCGGAGTGCTCGCGCCGGTTGCCTGGGTGTCGGTCGGATTCTCGGTATCGGTTCCGACGAAGCCGAACTCGATGATCGCCTTATCGGCGAGAGGCAGCTGAAAGCTGACCTGGTTCCCATAGTTTCCGATCGCATACTGCCAGCGAGTCGCGGCAGCCGCGCCCAGGTTCGGCATGGCCAGCTCGAACTGGAAGGATCTCTCCAGGAAGTCCGAGTCCGTGACGGTCACGTTCCGGATGAATCCACCGAAGAGAATGTCGACCTGGATGCCGGTGCCGGCACCGTCGGAGGATGCCAGGTCTCCGCTCACCTTATCGCAGACGATCGCATTCGCAGCGATCGAAACGATTCGAGCGTAACCGACGCCCTCGCTGAACTGATTCGTCGAGGTGAGTCCGCCGAGGTGAATGACCTGCCCAGGGCTCAGGCCGAGGGTCGTGAAGTCCAGGACGGTCGAGCTCAGGGTCGAGGTCGCGAAAGTCCAGACCAGGTCTCCGCTCGCTCCGCGGTGTCCGGCGATCTCCATGGTTGCGTTGTCCGTATTGCCAGGAGTCTCGTCGATCATGACGTCCGCGCTGTTCGCGATCTCGGTCACGGTTGCGGTGCTTCCGGAGTCGACCTCTTTCATGCCGTTGTTCGTGGAGTTGTCGAAGCCTCGCGAGAAGACCAGCCGGCCCGCTGTCATGGCCGTGGTGATCGTGTCATGCGTGAAGCTGTCGCCGCCGGCGTCGCCATCGACTGCCAGGTTATTGAAAGCCGCGCCCGACTGCTGGGGCCCGACTCTCGTGGTCGCTCCGCTGTACGGATAGCGAGTGCTCGCGAAGCAGTAACCCTCGATGAAGTCCAGGAAGACTTCACGAGTGAGGTCATGCTCGAATTCGACGGTGCGGTCCACGTCGGTCGTGGTTCCCTTCCGTCGCTGTCGGTCGGGAGAGATCGGGTCTCGCGCGACCTTCGTGGTGTTCGCGCCCCACGTGGTAACGTCATTCGGCTCCAGCAGCTTCCACGTAGGAGAGCCGGGCAGCACGCCCAGGGACTGCTCGATCGCGTAGGCCAGCGAAAGCCTATTAGTTTTGACTACGCCCATTTAATGCGCCTCCTTGTTATTTCTTAAATTCGTAGGTAAAAGCAGCCCTGACATTTCTTCGCTGCCATTTATCAGCCTTCGCTGGAGGAGGCAGCTTAACGATGCTCACTCCATCCACGAAGTCGAGATCGCTGAAAGCCTTACCTTCGAAAAGTGTTCTGACTGCCTCCGCGATCACGTTGATCTCGTTCGTTCCGTTTCCGTCGCGCACGTGCACCAGTCCGGAGACCAGGTTCTGCCGATTGTAGCGACGATTATCTTCCTCGCCGAGTGTTTCCTGCCTGCTCTCGATCTCGGTCACCGAAAAAAGAACCCAGGGATCGGTCCCTTCATCGAGGGCCGTATCGTCTTCGCCTTCGAAGATGAACGCCGTCGAGGTCCAGTTATCATCTATCCTTTGATAGACGCTTTCGGTTGCCGCGTCGATGTTATCAGGCATTAACTGCCTCCCTCGGAAATGAGGCTACCGCCTCCGCCTCCCGGCTTGTCGACGCTTTGGACTGCCCGGAGGATAGCGGCTTGAACAAAGCCAGGAGCGGCCTGCTTAGACGAGCCCTCGTTCAAGAAAACAATATAGGGCACGTTGTTCGAGATCGTGATGATCCCCATTCCCAGCTTGTAAGTCGCAGCGATCGCCGCGATCCCTTGCTGCTGAGCCGTTCTGGCTGCATCGGGGTTTTCTCGTTCTCCGGTCGGTTCATTAGGGCCGGGCCCGATCTCCGGAATCCAGTTGTTTGGAGCCCAGCCCGTATCGCGGGGAGTGTCCTCGGTGAGATTCGCCGTAGCGTTTAAGACGATCCGCTTCACTCGCCTGGTCGTGAAACCTTCGAGCGATCGGACGATCACTCTCACCTTTGGATCTCTCGCCACGTTTACTCCTTCGGAGAAGAAGCCGGCTTCTTCTTTTTCGAAACCTTCTTCTTCTTTTTCTTCGCGGCTTTCTTCTGGACCGTCACTCGCTTCTCCTCGCTTTTGCTGCTCGGTTTTTCGAGAGTCGGGTCTTCGAGATAGCCTTTATGGATTAGATAATAGACTCTCTTGGCAGTCCAGCCAAGGGCCTCCCAGTCCACGGGATCGCCCGCCTCGAAAGACGAGAGATCCTGTGTAAAGGGTTTCAGTGCCTCCAGGGGAGACTTGAGATTTTTCATCCACTCAAAAGCCATAATTGTCCTCGTTTCCCGTAGTCGTTACTACGAAATGACGCTTTCCAGCAGATAGCCGAGGTCCGAAGAAATCAACTTCTGGACGTAGGCCTGCTCGATCTCGACCCGGTCGGCCTTCTTCAGAGGCACGCGCTCTCTGGAGATCCGCTGTCCGGCAGGGCCGGCTCCGGCGTATCCGCTCCAGCTGAACGTGTAGCCGCCCGAGGGGACCATGAGGCCAGGATTCGGGGCCGCGTAACAGAGCAGCATGTGCTTCCCGGCGATATAGGAGAAGCTGTCGGTCGCACCTTCCGCGGCCGTGTTCTCGATCGCCTTGGAAACCCGGATCTCGTCGATCTCGGCGAGCTGGGCGAAAGCCTCGATGCTCACCTTCGCGGCACCGGGGCCGGTCTGACCGTACTTGATACGGTCGACGATGTCGGCATGGTTCTTGATCACGCCCCAGACCGGTCGGCCCATGACGCCCTTGTTCGGCTCGAAGCCGGTGCTCTCGCCCATGGTGGAGATCCCGGTCTCGATGTCGGCCAGAGGGTCGGAGCCGGAGGCCGCGTCCCAGAGGGTCGAGGGAGTCGGGTCATTCGCCCAGACGCCGGCCGCGAAGTAAGCGGTCATCCAGCTTTTCTCGCGGTGAATCAGCGCCTGCAAGGAAAGCAGCTCGGTCGCTTCCCTGTCGGGCTGGAGAGGGTTGTCGGTGTTGCTTCTCCGCTGATCGGGAATGTCGTGGTGCAGTGCATACACCTCGGCGAAGAAGTTGTCGTTCGAGACCTTGTAGTCGATGCCAGCCGACTCGGTAGCCGGGGCCCGCTTCTTCATCTCGGAACGAAGGAACATTCCGCGCGGATAGGTGAAGTAGAGATCGCTCTGCTTCGCCACGGGAATATTCGGGAAGACCCAGTCCGCCACGAAGTTTCTCGGATCTTGCATGAAAGCGATCGAGATATTCGTAAGCGGCCCGTTGACGTGGACGTCAGAGGGGGTCGGTTGCGCTTTCCGAATCATAATTTCCATCGAAGTTTACCTCCTTTAAAAGGTGTTTTCTGTTCAGTAGACTCGATCGCCTACGTTTACGGAATGAGGAAGTTGCTCTTGATCAGTACCGGAACGATCGACCCAGCGGCACCGGTCGCGAGGGCTTTGCCCAGCACGTGGTCCGCGGAAGTCACGCCGGCGATCGAGGCACCGTTCGCGTCCGACTGAACCTTGTCGCCAGCGGTCACTCCACCGGTTCCGACGTAGGTCTTCGCCACGCCGTAGACGGCCAGCGAGGTCGCACGACCGGCAGCGGCCGGGCTGTTCTGAATGACGCCGTCCGCGTCACCGCCAGCCGAAGAAACGACGGCGACCTGCCCGCTCGTATTGACCACGCCCCAGCGGTAGATTCCCGCGGAAGAAAGGTCACCAGCGGCCGGCAGGCTGATAGGGATAAAATTCTCTTGTACGGCCATTTTTGAACTCCTTTGTTTCTATAGCCTATGAAT